CCATAAGGCAGTTGCTTGATTTCCCCGCCCCCCAGGAGATATTCTACAGTTTCCGGGGTTTCCCCAGTCCAGCCTTTCAGGTCAGCAATTTCGGTGATCAGGTCAGCCCGTTTTTTGTTCCACCAGTTTTTAACTTTCAGTTCCTTGGCGATCTGCTTCACTTGTGCGGCGTTTAATGTGGTCATGTCGGTATTCCTTATCAGAGTTATTGAGTACGCGATCAGTTTACCAAAGCCCCGGAGGGCTGTAAATGGAAACTTTGAAGATTATTCCCCGTAGGCCTCCAGGTCAGCGGCCCCGGTCTCACACTCGTCGTCGTATTCCGCCAGTGTGTCAGTCATCCACTGCTGGTCGGTAGGGTTAACCAGGTGGGCAGTGTTAGGGTTGCTCAGGGCATCCCTGATGACCCAGGAAAGGTCTACACAGTCGTTGAACGTCTCACATTTTTCGGTATGGAAATTTAACATGTTTGTGATTCCCTGTGTGTTTGTTGAATACGAGCCCACTGTATCTAGGTCTTGGCGGGCTGTAAATGAAAACTTTGAAGATTTTCCACAAAAAAATGGCCAGCCCGAAAGCTGACCACCGACCCGAAGGTCTAGCCCAGGGGAAGGCTTACTTTACTTTGATGTCCTCTAATTCTACTTCCCATTCTTCGCCGTCCACATCGATCACTGCGAACCCATCAGCCTTATTAACTGATTTAACAGTGCCATCGATTGTGTCGCCGTCGTCGTCGAATGTTACCTTGGAACCTTTAACCATTTCTTTGGTTCCAGTCTTACGACGGGATTTCCGAGCAGGGGCTTCTTCTTCTTCAGGCTCCTCCTCTTCTTCCTCTTCGGTCAGTTCCAGTTTATCAGCCAGGAACTCACGAAGCTTAGCCTCGTTCTTTTTAACACGGGCCAGGACTTTGATATCTTCTTCTTCAGCCAGTTCGAGCAGTTCTTCTTTGCTCATGGCATTCAGGTCGGCCAGGGTCAGTTCATCGGATTCTTCTTCTGGCTCTTCTTCACCTTCAGATTCATCATCCAATTCACTGGCGGGGAACAGGTCGATGATTACCGGCTTCTTCTTACCCTGATATGTTTCATGGTCGATTTCAGCACCAAGCTCCATACCATCGTAATCAGCCAGTTCAAGTTCGAGTGGTCCTTCTGGGACTTCCATACCCATCGCTTCCAATAGGTTACGAAGATTCCAGAGTGCCTGTGGTTGAAGTGAAGTGGTGTGGTAGACAGAACCCCCACTACCTTTCATCTTCCAGTTGATGTAATCGTTACCACTGTTCTCAGAGGTCTTCAGTTCGGGAGCCCCGTCGACTGTTACCACTTGACGACCAGCTTCCAGTTTACCGGAGGATTCTACCCCAGTGAAGTCAACCTTGATACCTGTGGACTTACGTGTCTTGCGAACCATAATCTATTTCTCCGAATTTCTGCGAATGTTACGTTTGGGTGTTCCAGTAGGCTTGTTGCCTTTCCCCTGAATCACATCACTCAATTTATCATAGGAAGGATCAACAATATACTCCGGAAGTGGAAATGTTTTGGGTCTGCGTATCTTTGTTGCATAATACCCATGTGGTCCTACCCGAAGACAGTACTCCACTTTCCTTATAGGCTTTTCTCCAGCCTTTCTGGACTTGGTTATGGTTTCCCGAATGAATGTATTACCGACCACATTGACTGCCCCCAATATGGTAGAGGCTACTGATGGCATCATCCGGGGTCCTACTTCAGGCATGATCACTTCAGAATCATCATCAGTGTCTACTTCGGTAACTCGGTCATGGGCCAAGAATATAACATGAAGCCCACTGGTTATCAAATCCCGATAATGCATTAACCAGATATTCAAAAGACCACTGGCCTGGCCAAAGTCTTTCTGACTGGTTTGATCATCGGCTTTTTTATTGGCCAGTTCCTTTGCTTCCCTTATGGCCAGTACCTGGAGGGAGTGGATTGCATCGATGCTTATTGTGCTGTATCCGTGGTCTGTATCAGACAGCTCCCAGTATAACTCTTCGAATTCTGTCCAGGTGTCGATTTGAATTACATCCACACCACTCAGGTTAGCCAGTGAGTCTGTTCCTTTCTCCCCCACGTCTATCACCAGCATTTTCTTTGGGAAGGATCCGGACAATGTGGTCTTACCGGTTCCACTCCTGCCATAGAACAAAGCTGCCATCCCCAGGTTCTGTTCTTGGATAGGCTTAGCCTTGTTCAATATTGTACTCTTTGTCTTTGCTACCTTTTTCATCTTCCTTCCTCACATAATCATGTTTAAGTAGATACTCGGTATCATCCCCCCGGAATTCGGCATGACAAATAGACTGGTAGTCACACCACGAGCAGTCCCTGGTCAGGTTTCTTACAAACCAGTCCTTACCCGTTTTTTCGTAGCCCTCCTCCAGGCTCTTAACCATTTGAGCAGTGGTTATCAATTCATCCAGTGCTGTTTGAACCATCTCCTGTTTAATTGGTAGCTTGACTTCCCGGTAAAAGGATTCTCTCCGGGTTTCCAGTTCGGCCAGTATATCAGCATAGCCCAGTGGATCCAAACCATGCCGTTTAATCTCCCTGAGATATATCTCGGGTGTGGTGTCTATATTCTTCCTTGTGGATATTGCACCTGACTTAAGCAGCTCAGGTTTAGATGGTAGCTTAGTCCTGACGTAATCCCAGATAACCCCAGACACTGGGGGTTCATCCATTGCTGGAAGCATTCCTGCGTATATCAGGATCTGGATGTCGTTAAGCCTCATTTCCTCCCCTGGCATTTTCTTACAGGTCTTGTGCTCCACTAACCAGCGTCGGCCCTTATCATCCTCAGCCTTACCATCGATCTTACCCACAAGCACTATACCTGGGGCTATTTCTATTTCAAATTCCTTTTCTACCCAGATCATTTTCCAATTGCGGGACTTCCAGTCTTTGATGTATCCCCGCATCAGGCTTTTAACTAAAGGCATGATGTCCCGATTCAATGCCTGTTCTTCCTTAAACATTTTCTTGAATTCCTTTTCTTTCCACTCCCTGATTACTGGCAGGTAATGTCCGTTGCGGAAATAGGATTCAAGACACTCATGAACAAGGCTACCCACTAACAGGGGTCTGCCCTTTAATCGTTTCTTTAGCTTCAGGATGTATTTGTACTTGTAGGCTTTTAAACAACGCCTAGCCAGCTTAGTCTTGCTGTGTGATGTTTTATATATCAGCTTGCCCATATTCCACCAGGAGTATATAGTATGTTTCACTGCGTATCATATCACAACCATCTTTGTCGCAACACTTGATAGCCAGCTTCTTATTGTGGGTCTTTATTACTGACTCGCTTTCTGCGTGGTGTAGATACCACACTCTCCTCGGTGGCAACCTTATATCTTTCATATTGTTTCCTCGTAATAACTACACATCCCATACTAAGGAATATTTTCTTGCCCCCCTGGCTGTTTATTTTAAAAGCCTTGCTGGTTTCTTTCTCCAGCATGTATGTGGATTTATGCTGCATGTTTTAGCTCCAGTGGATCAGGTAACTCAGAACCATCGTATTCCTTACCGACACCCCAGTTGCCCAGGGTTACATCTGCCAGGATGGGCAGGGGTAAATCTATCTCGAATTCTTTCATCAGCTTAGAGGATTCCATAATAGCCTTTACTCTGGCCATTGCTGCCAGTGCATGTTCTGTCTTTACTATCCCAACCATGGCATCGTGCACTGTTCCCCCCAGCTTCACTATATCATTCTGGAAGTAATCATTGACCTCCACTAGGGCCATCAGTATCATCTCAGCTGCGAAACCCTGGATGGGGGAGTTGATAGCATTTCTTTCTGCTTCAGCTGCCAGCCCCTGATCTGGTGAATTGATTTGGGGCAGATGACGTACTCGCCCAGTGAGTGTTCTGACCTGTCCCATGTTCCGGACTATACGACGTTGACGTCTATGCCACTCTACCAGTCCTGGGTATGTTTCAAAGAACCTGACCCGCATAGCCTTGGCCTGGGCATCAGATACTACCAGTCCATATTGTGCCTCAGCGTATTCACGGAACTTCCTCCAACCCATTCCATATATAAACCCGAAGTTAATAGCCTTGGCTTTCTTACGTTCTTCCTTGAGCTGGGTCTTCCGTTTGGCCGGATCCATTATATGGGCCACTGCTTCCTCAGTGCTGATACCCATGACCATCTGGTAAGTGGATTCGTGTATGTCCCCCCCACTGCGGAATATCTGGAGCATGTGGGTCTCATTGGCAGCTACAGCAGCCACACGCAGTTCTACCTGGGAGTAATCTACCTCAAAGAATACATAACCCTCTGGGGCTCCTATAAGGCTCCTTATGAATGGATCCCTGGGTACCTGCTGAAGGTTAGGGTTAGAACAGGATGGCCTTCCGGTTACTGTCCCCGCCACTTTGAATGAGGGGAACAGCTGACCATCTATCATCCGTTTCTGCCAGCCCACTATAAATGATGACCACTGTTTAAATGCCCCTCGGTATTCCAACAGCTTAGATACTATCTTATGCTGGTCTTTCATTTTGACCAGGTTATCCTCAGCTGTGGATGGTGCACCTTTCTCAGTCAGTCCAGCAGGTACCAGATCCATGCTTCCGAATAACAGCTTGTTTAAATGAACTGCGCTGTTCCAGTTCATAGCATCCACATCCTCCAGATAGGGTCTGGCCATCCGGTTAAGGGATCGGGATATTCGCTTAATTCTGCTGACCAGGATGACCTCACTTTCCCGCATCCTTTCCAGGTCTACATGTACCCCGTTAATCTCCACTTGCTCATAGGTAATAGCAACGGGCATTACCATCCGGTTGAATAGCTTTTCCAGGTCGGGGTCTTCGGACAGCTTATTCTTAAAGTACTTATAAAGCCGGATAGTGGCATATCCATCCCAGGCTGCGTATTCAGCCCGGCGCTGTTTGTTTCTTTCTATTTCTTCCTCTATCCAATTAGCCACTGCGTAATCTAGTAACTGACCAATAAGCCCTGAGGCTTTCAGTTCCCTTTTAGCATCAGCTATCTGGGTCTTCTTGGGTTCCACTATCCCTTTCTTAATGTCCAGGCTAACCTCCCAGTCTTCCATATCAAGTATGGTCCTGGCGTTAGTCTTAAGTCCATTAGGGGAATTCTCATCTAGCAGATGTGATGCCAGCATTGTATCGAAGGTCATTGGGAACCTGACCCCATACATGTAATGGAGCCAGAGGTTATCAAACTTGCCATTCTGGGCTATAACCACTTTCCCCTTTAATGTACGGGCCAGTCTGTGGTGAAACTTTTCCATTTCAGAATGGGAGAAGTTTTCATGATCAACCACAAACTCCTGTCGGAATGTGGCAATGATAGTCTGGCCGATAGCTGAAGTCCTTAACCTCATTTGCAGACCATTGGTTTCCAGATCGTAAGCTACTGCCCTGGATCTTTTAACTGCTGAGATTACATCCAGCAATCCACTGGGGGTAGTAACCCGTGTTAGGTTCAATGTGTGTTTAGTTAATGCTTCCCCCTTGATTATTTTCCCGAACCGTCGGAAGTCAGTATTAATCCGGTCGATGAACCGGGGATCTCTGAGGGACATGGAGGGGTGGAAAGTGGGGAGAACAGTGAACCCCATCTTGTGGGGTATCTGAGTGCCGTGTATCTCAGTGATCTTAGCCTTATTGGTTAAGGCTTTTAAAGCAGTGGAGCCTAAAGTGATAACCCACTCCGGTTGCACTTGTTCCAGTTCTTCCTGGAGGTATACCTTACATTCCTTGAGTTGTGTGGCTGATACCTTACCCTTTTCTGGTTTACGGCATTTAACCGCCGGGGTGTAATAGCAATCATCCAGGCTCAGTCCTGATACCCTGAGCAGATCCAGCAATAAGGTGTGGGTATTACCATGCCCATAGTCGCCCTTATTATCTTCGAAGTAATTGGGGTTATCCCCCACAATCATTATCTTCGATTTTTTAAGCCCTATTCCTTGGATGCAAGTATGATTAGCAAATTTTGCAAGATCGCAATTATTACAGGGTTTATTCGACACTGATCCACCTCCACATCTGCCATCATTAATTTACCCAGGGGTCTATTATCCCTGTATTCGTTATCATAAACCACTCGTGCTATACCTGCTTGAATTATCTTGTCAGCACACAGATTGCAGGGGCTATGGGTAACATAGAGTGTGGATCCTCTGGGATCTATCCCGAATGCCCTGGCCCACTTAATGGCATTGTCTTCAGCGTGGTCAGTATTAAGACAGGGGTTATCCTCATTGCAGCTGGAATCACAATGGGGCATCCCAGATGGAGCCCCGTTATAACCTGCTGAGATAGGGCGTGATTCCATGGCTATCACTGCCCCCACTTTTAATCTGTTGCATGTACCCCTGGCAGCTGAGATATGGGCCCAAAGCATCAGCATCTGGTTTCGGCTTATACGCACTTTGGATTCTCCTTAAACATGACCTGGTAATCACTCACAAACATGTGGAGACTCGTGATGTGCATGTTAAAGGTTCCCAGGGTTACTTTTCCCCAGACCTGATGGTTTTTCATGAAGCACTGTTCCAGGACATGCTGGGCCAGTCTGACAGTCAGGTAGACATCATCCTGGAAGTGCCGGAATAAATCACAAGACCGGATGTAGTAGGTTATATCCAGTTTTCCATTGCGCATGATAAAGTGATAGCCCAGTGTGCAAGGCTTCCGGCCAGTGTTCTGAGCCCCAGTGTCCTCAGGGAACCACACAGGCAGATAGGCCTGGCGTGTGAGGGGTTCATCAGCTAATAAATTTATCAGGTCGCTCAGGTCCCCGTAGCTACCCCTGATCCCATCTAATGTATCCTCAGCCTCATGTGCTGAAGTTTTAGAAAGGAAGTCCCCCGCATCCAGTGTGGGGACATTAACAAGACCAGACATTTTAGGCCAGTACCTTTCCATGTAATTGTGGTTGAATACTTTATCTTCCCGGTGTAAATCCGCGTATGCTCCCCAAGGCCAGTTTCTCCACTCCTTTCCGGGGTTAATACCATAGCCACATATCCTTTCCTGGAAGTGATCTTCAGCCCAAGGCATGTTAGGTTTAACCAGGGCCACCAGTTCGTCATTAGAAACATGATACATTGGACAGGAAAGATTGGTGTGTAATACCTCAACCATCTTAGCCTGGGGGTTGTCTTTAATATCCAGGGACTGCCACTTCTCAGTGTGTACCAGTTCCCCATCACTTTTCATTAACTCTTTAACTCTAAGTATTGCGTGTTCCAGGTTTATTGCTTTCATTTCTTGGTCATCCCCTTTATGGCTGCGATATCCGACTTGGTAAGATTCGGATAAACATAATTACGGAACAGGTCATGCATCTTTGCCCGGGTCCTGTAGTTATACCCACATTCTACCACCATCCACTTCTCCACTGCTATCCTTACGCAGCGGGTGAACCACTTATTATCCTCAGCCTGGATAGCAGCCATTGCTTCGCGGGTATCAGCTATCTGGAAGAAGATAGGAAGAAACATGGAACTGAGGTATAAGGTTGAGAATTTAAACCGGATTACATCTGGTCTGGGTAATCCCTTAAGCAGTATTGGAAAGATTACTTCATCCAGAAACATCAGGTCAGCAAAGAACTTCTGTCCGACCTCGGTGCTACGGTAATATAACTCGACCACAAACTGAGGCTTACCCTTTTCCGGTCGGGTAATGTGGTTCAATGTGATGGTCTGCATGCAGAACCCCTGAGAACGGGATTCCTTTTCCATGTTACCGAACCGGGCAGTGATACAGGACTGCTGCTTAGAGGCCCTGTCGATCAGTGTATCCCTGGCCTTTTCCAATTCCGGTATAGACAGATAGTTACGCTTCAGCTGTCGCATCTTACTGTCGTTAGGAGCATAGCCCAGGTTCTCGGGTTTCAGGGATAAACCATCGAAATCCTCAAAGGGTACTTCCCATTGAATATCCCTGAATATCTTTCTGATCTGGACATAAGCTTCTGGTTTAGTGCACGCCAGTTCTTGTACCCAGTCAGCCCATCGTTCCTCTAGTTTTGTGTGTTGCACTCAGCTTGCTCCAGTAGTATTTGATCCAGTCTATCTTTCAACATGTCGTGGATCGAATTGAGGTGTATTATAATTGACTCATAATACTCAGAGTGCTGGGGGTGCTCAGCTATGTACCCCTGGAACATTTCAATCTGTTCCGTTACCACTTCCATCCGGAGTTGATATTGTATGTCTAGGGGTAGTGTCTTCAATAGATTCATAACGTATGGCCCTGAGAGTGTCCCGTATTTTAGTTTCTGGTGCTATCCATCCTGTGGGTTTAATGGCATCAGCTGAATCACCGAACCCCTGCCTGGTTTCTTTTACCCCCTTTTTCTTTGTCATGTTGCAGTGGTGTACCTGACCGAATAGTAGCTTATAAACCTCAGCACTAATACCATGTTTATAAACCACACCCTTTTGGAAGTAATCCAGATCAATCAGGCCATCCAGTACCCCCACTAAATCCCCCTCGGCATAAGCATCTTCTATCTCAGATATTTCTTCCCTGAGCTGCTGCATGGATAACCTGAATTCTTGTTCACCCATCAGGCCCACTTCGCGTGGTTCAATCTTCAGGATTTCTTGGTTGAATTGCTCGACTTGCTTATGCATGTTTAATCCTCGTTAAGAAATGAATACTGCTTTCTTGTGAATACAGTTTGGAGAGATGATCAGCTACCCTTTCATAAACATAGTTTATAGGGTCTAACTCATAGTCATATCTAACAACCTTGTTGTTAGAATACCGACCAATGTCTACCATCAGTTCATCGTATTCATTGACCAGTGCCGGGTGATTATCTATTACCCCTTCCATCTGTTCCCTTTCCCCATTTTTAAGAATGGTCTTCAGTTAGGACGGCAGTAGATAATCAGGTGGTCTCGTGAGTAAAGATCCTCCAGGGCTATTGCATGATGCGCTCCCAGATCAGTTTTTCCCCGGATTACGTGACCATACACATATTCGGATATAACATAGACCCGGTCCTGGATAGTCTTAGATGGCTTTAACTGGTTATTGCTATGGCTCAGAATCTCCAGGGGTAATAGGTTACCCTTNGGCCTACTGGAGTGCACTAANGGCAAATGGAATTTCTTGGCCAGTTTCTTACCCAGTGTGGACTTCCCTGAGTTATCCGCCCCTTCCAGTATAATCATGCTGCGCTCCTACTGTGAATCTTTCCATCCTGTCGGTAACATAAACCCTTTTCAATCATAATATCAATTGTCTCCCTTACTTGCTTTCGGTTGTATCCGGTGTTGTTTCCTATATAAGCTTCGTTTACTCCTTTCCTGGAATTAATAACGGCGGACATATCATGAATCATTGTATCAGGCTTAGACCGTTTAGTATCCCCCGCTTCCCTGGGGGTATGATCTACCACATCCACATTATATTCAGCCACACCCATCTCGCCCATACTTATCCTTAAGTCTAGCTTCTGGTGTAATCCTGCCCCCCGGAATTCTCTTTCCATTGTTATCTCAGCTTCCTCACTTTCATCGTTGGGTAATGACTGTAGATACCAGGCTGATTCAATCCAACCATGTAGTGTGGTAGATCCCAGCATCCTTTGTCCCCCCCGCTTAGATTCACCTGACTTGTTATAGTGGTGAACAACGCAGATACCACAGTTATAAGTGTTCTTGAGGTATAACAGGAATTGCAGAATGGGGAACAGATCTTGGGCAGAACCTATATCACCATCGAACATCAGATATAGGGGGTCAAGTATAACTAACTCGGGTTTCATTTTCTTGATTGTTTCTTCCAGGAAATCGCAGTCTTCCTTATTACTCAGCATAAAGCTTTGCTGGTTAACCATATAGAAGGGGATCTCTGGGGGCCATTCCACTGTCAGACTTTCTTTATCGGTTATGCTGATCTTCCCCACTAATCCTTTATTGACCAGCATCTTCTCGAATCGGTCTTTCATTATCCAGTGGGCGTTTTCATTCTGTATATAAAGGACGGGGCCAGTATCATCTACCGGATACTTACCTAGGAAGGGAGCACCACTTGCAATTGATAACCCCAGATCCATGATCAGTGTGGATTTAAAGGACTTGGGTTCCCCCGCCACAATACCATGTGATCTGCGCATCCAGAATCCCGGTACCTGCCAACCTGGATTACATTGCAGATTACCCATTACCTCAGCAAAGCTTTCAATCCTGAGACCCTGTTCATCCACTCGGGCTTTCTTAGGCTTTGGTTTCTCAACCTGCTTTTCAATTACTTTACTCAGCTCAGTCCTTAACCGATGATCTTCATCAGCACGACCGGCGTACTTATTCCAGTCACTGCTTTTGATAACTTGGATAATCTCATTGGGGGACATCCCCACTTCATTAAGCTTATTCTCCAGGTACCATATAACATCAGACCTCCGTCCTTCCTCAGCAGGTCCAGTCAGTAACGCCAGTACTCCTTTGGATAGGCTGTATCCTTCCAGGATCTGAGCAGCGTCAGCATCCTCTATTTTAACCTGGGGGGTTACTGAGTGTTTAACCTTCTGGGCTATCCTGGCAGCCGTCAGCTCCTTTGTGTCCCAGTATCAGCTTCACCTGGGGCTTCGATTTGTATTTGTGGTTGTAGGTCCCAGGTATCCTAAGAACCTGCGATAAATCCCAACCCCCTTTATCCGCCCCCAGGTAATATGTCAGGGACCTATTAAGTTGGGAAGCATCCTCAGCATTCATCCTTTCTTTAATAAACCAAAGGGCGTGATATCTACCAGGGCTTGATTCCCATAATACTGTTGGTCTTAACTTCTCCGGTTCCCCATCGTCCACATCGGACCATAGAATGTTTACGGGTTTCACATACTTCGCCAGTCTCTCCGGTTTCCTGAAGGGAAGGGGGCAGAAGTACACGTCCATTTCTTTGGGGTTGTGCTGGCGTAACCAATCCCGCACACGGCCTTTAATCTGGGAATCATACTTGAAGTAGAAGTCCTTCCAGCGCGGGTGCTTGATAGAAAGGAAAACATAATCACCAGGTTCGCAGACTCTCCCCCATACTTTTTGGAGGAAGTCTACTTCTCGCATTGAAGTACCTCTAGGACTTTCCGATCGTAGACTACTGTATGGCCCAGTTTAATTCGATGAATCTTAGCCTCGGTATTACGTCGAAGACGGTTCCTAGCTACGTGATAACTGACCCCCAGCTTCTCCGCAATCTGACTGATAGTTACGATGTCCATTCATTCCTCCAGGTATATTTGTTCTTCGAACAGGTACTTGATTATCCTTATTAAGGGGCAGGACATCCAGAACTGTTTGGTAAAAATCACCGGTTCACCACAGAACATTAAGTACACATTTTGGTCCTTGTTCAATGCCCCTATTAGTTGCTTAATATCAGTAACTTTTTTCATGGTAATTCCCTGGTTGAGGTACGCATCTTAAAACATTGCAGTGGCTCCTGTAAACTACCCCCTGAATTATTCCCTTAGTATTAATGTGCTAAGGATTTACATTGAGGGTCCTGATGTGGTTAGATGGGCGCTATCACTGACGGGGAGAACCATTGTGATAAACCCAATAAACAGGCTTATTAGTGAAGGTGCCGGGAAGTTATCGGCTAAGCAGATGTCCAAGCAGTGTGGCATATCGGAGAATGCTATTTATAAAAGGGCTCAGACAATGGGCCTATCACTACAGCGGAAAGGCCAGTATCACCCTGGCTCTAAGGTATCTGATAAGGTGGTTAAGGCTGCCCAAATATTGTACGACCATGGGGGTCTAGTTCCTGGCAAAATAAAGGATTTGTTATTCGAGTTGGAAGGGGTACCTGAGAACACAATCTGGGAATGGTTAATAGGGAGAAATAGGTAATGGCTCAACACATGGTAGGCATACGGAAGGGATCATTGGACACCCTCCGGAACCTGGCTAAAAGAAAAAGGGTTTCACAACAGGGACTGCTATCTGCCCTGGTATTAATGGCCGGGGGTCAGGGGGAGGAATTAGGCATCATTGATCTGGACTGGGATCAGATCAGGAAGGTGTACCCTAACCAGAAGAACCGACAGAAACAATCCTGGGCAGCACTTGTAACATCCATCCGGGGATTAATGGGGGAAACTGAAGACCCTGAGAAAATAGCAATGAGATCCCGGTTTACACTCGCACAAGTAAGACGAGCCATGAAGGAAATACGTGATGAAGACTAGTGAAGCACTCGCACAGGTTATCAGGCAATTGCAATTGGGTTGTGCAACGGATATAGCAGAGGGGTCAGGTAACTCTGTCTCCACTGTCTACAACTGGCGTAATAACCCAGTGAAGCGCCCACACCTGTTAACCTTTACTCGATTCCTGAAGTACTATGATTATAGAATTGAAATAACTAAGGGTCCGGTAGTTCAACCTTCTATGCAAAGAGATTTTAGGTATTTCAAATGGATATGAGTCATGAGTGAATCTAAACTTATCAACGTGCCGATTGAGTTCCACTCTTACA